TCGTTAGTGGTACTCTCTCCGTTTCCATAACTAAAAGTTTGTTTTGCAACAGTGTCAATTTGTTCTAATACTTCTTGGGTGAAGTATTTCTCAGGGTTCTTGAGTATCTCAGAACCATATATTTTTTTGCCATCAACTTCATAACGAGTTGAAACTTTCTTCCAAACACCACCTTTCTCAGCAAGTTCAAGAAGACCATAGTACTTGTCTAGACCACGTTTATCATAGTATAGACGTGTGGCAACCTGTTCGTTCTCCTTGCTTATACGCGACTTAACAACCTTTGCCTTGATAATGTTTCCGACTCTTTCTGTCCCTTCTTTTTCTTGAGATTTAGATAGGTATATGATAGTAGTGGCAGCATACTTGAGACCGCTACCACCGCCCATCTCTTTTGTGGGCATGTAAGAACCGATAACATCATAGGTGTGGTTTAGAACGATAAGTGGGACTTTGGCAATACTGAGTTTCTGTGTTAGAACTCTGAATGCACCTTTTACAAGTTGTGCCTTAGACATGTCACGAACCGATTTACCATCCGCTATATCTTTGGTTTCTTTTTCTGTAGAAAGGTTTCCTAGAGAATCGAGAACCATAAGCATTGGTTGTCGATCTTCTTCTACCTGACTATTATACTTGTCTAGTATTTTATATGCAACATTTCTGAAGTCTTCTACAGTCAAACAGTCAATTGTCAGGAACTGCTTACCTGTGGGATCCATTCCCCTTTTCTCTAATAGTTCTTTTGTTATAGCACCCTCTGTGTCAAAGTATACAACTCCTCCTTTAGGGTTCTGCTTCATAAAATTATTACAGATAGAAAGGGCAAAGAAAGTTTTGCCCGTTGCTTCTGATCCTGCGATAGCAGTAATTTTATTGTCAGATACACCTCCAAAGATGGATGTGCTACAGAGTGCATTGAAGATATAGGAACCAGTGTCTAGAAAAGAATGTGATTCTTCTAGATTTTTTGACAACTTTGCAGTGTCTTTTCCTATGTCTTTGATTACATCATCAAAAAAGTTCATCAAATTACCATTCCGTGTGTTTCTCTTAGGATTTTTTTATATGGTCCACCGGGGTTTGCCTCGATAGTTTCCTTTACTAACTTTAGTTTCTGATACAATGCTGTATCGCCACCAAGTGTCAATGCCTTGACAATTGTGTCAAGTTCTTTTTCATTTATTGGAAGATCCAAAATAGTTTGTCCTGATTCTAAAAGTATAGCACTAAATGAAGAAAGATTCAAGTGTTGCAGTTTTCTCAAGTGACCACCCAATCGCATCTAGAATCGCCCGAACAGGATCGATAAAAGATTTATTGAATTGTAAATCGTAGTCGATATATTTTTCTAACCCTAACTCACTGGGGAACTGATTGATAAACGAAATAACATTTTCATGAATCGGATTGGGTTTCTTGAGGTAAACAAACTTTATCTTTTCGCCATTGTTGATCATATTATACTTACTATCTAGTTTATTTTTCTTTATATGATGATTGAAAAGTAAGGATCCTCTAGAATGAATAGGTGTTCCCTTGGCATATATGTTGCTTGTACTATGATATTTCGTTACATTTGAAACTGATCTAGGAAATGCAATTTCTTCTGCAGGCAACTTCTTGAAGTCTACTCTTGCCTGTTCCACAAAGTCTATTACATCTTGTTCTGTCTGTGTTAGTATAACTTTCAATGCATCTCTGATAAGAGTCCTGCATGGTGCAGGTGTAGATGATTTGACTGCTTCAATACCCATCATCTTGAGTTTTGGTTCTGCAAATCTTACACCTTCTATGTCCCATGCATTTAGAATATATCTTTTCTTCGCTGTCCATATACCTCTCTCTGCTATTGTCTCACGCTTCATGAACATCTTCTGCTCGTAAGCGTTGACGTACGTGGCCAACGCTTCGTAAGAACTCGAAATATACCTTTCAAGTTCCACATCACAGATCTTGTCAAGGAACCCAACAATGCTTTCAGTAGTCTTCTCTCGTTCTTTGTATATAACTTCAACAAGAGGACCCATGTGCAAATAGATAGAGTCAGTATCACTAGCAATAACATAATCAACCTCCTTAGTTTTTAGTATTTTGTTCATGTAGATGTTCATCTTGTTCTCGATCCAACGAATAGAGAACTGACCACCTAATGTGATTGCTTCAGCGTTCGCTAATTTGTAATAACGAAAGTAGTTATTACCGATAGCACCATAGGCAGAGTTGAGTTGAATCTTCTTTGCCATCTGTATATTATTACAGCGAGCAATCTCTCTTTCCAATGCCTTGGAAGGAGACTTCTCATACTCTTGCTTTGCCTTGAGCATCTTCTTCTTGAAGATGACTCGTTCACTGTATATTTTGTCCATTATTTTGGGCAAAAATCCCCTCTTTTTAGTGGTATATACAGCACCATTTGGGCACACAGTGACGTCTTTTAGACCTGATAGGTCTACTTCTTCGTTCAATAATTTATCTACACTCACACCACGATATCTTTCGTCCAATAATGTCTCTGGTGATATATTGTATTGCATTATAAGATGAGGGTACAGACTATTCAAGTCAAATGATACTACCCAATCATAGACACCGGGCACAGGTTCTTTTACATATGCTCCTGCATATCTGTCATCTTTATCTTCATCCTGTTTTGGTGGTATAACAATATCCTTTCTCTTCAAATCATTGTAGATAATCATATCCCACATACGAACCTGATAGAATACGTCATTGAAGTTTACTTTGGCATCATATGCCATGGTCACAGCAAGTTCAATCAACTTCATCTTCTCTTCAAGAGCGTCAACAAGTTTTACGTCAATGATGTTATACTCTACAAACTTTTGCCAACCGTTTGTATAGAAATCTTTGAATGTATCATACTCTGAGTGGTCTAGTTTCTTCTGACCTAGTTCTACAGATGCAATATAGTCCAGTCTATATGACTCTTGTGCCTTGTATGTGAACTTCTTGTATAGATCTAGGTAATCTAGAACAGTTACACCGGCAATATCATACTGTAGATGCCCTCTACCCTGTATAAAAATCTCTTCATGAGTCACTAGACCCCATGGAGATAGTTGCTTTGATGCTTTCTCACCTAGAATACGAGTAATTCTCTTTGCAAGGTATGGTATATCGTATAACGTGCAGTTCCATCCTGTCACAATCTCTGGTGTATTCTGTTGCCAGTATGCTAGGAATCTTTGTAGCATATCATACTCATCCACACACCTAATATACGTTACATTCTTATCTTTATTGTCGAAAGGACCGACACCAAAGGTAAGTATCCTCTTTGATGAGAAATCTAGTAATGATATGAGCAACATCTCTTCATCACACTTCTCTACAGAGGGGAATCCATTCTCTGACTTCACCTCAATATCAATCGTGACGAGTTTCATGTTGTTGAGATCAAACTTTATCTCATCTTCTGGATACTTATCTGAAATATATTGATAGATGTATCTACGATTGCCATAGATAGGGAACTTTTCTATATTCTCATGTGATCTTATAAACTCTCTACAATCTCTTACGGTTCCCGGTTTTACCTGACCAACATACTTCCCATCCAAGGTTCTATACTTTGTTTTCTTCTTACTGGGGACAAACAAAGTGGGTTGAAAATCATCTCTTGATGTAAATGACTTACCATTCTCATACCCACGAACCAGAAAGTCGTTGCCGACCATCTGCACGTTGGTGTAATATCTCATTTTACAGTAATACTAGGTTTTGCTGTAAGTGTTTGGTACTTATCAAGTTGATCCTTATCAGGTTGCACCATAGTCAATATACTATCAGAATGTATCATCAATTCTGTCTGAGATGTGAAACTTGGCCACGATGATAAGAAGTTTTCACCGTTATCCTGTTTCAATTCGTATGGTTCTATCAATTTGCAGTCGGGTTCACCCATTTCAGAACCAACTTCCTCTATTCTG